ATTTACAGGTGATGTTTCTGTTGCTGATGGTGATTTACTATTAGATAGTCACGGTAGATTTATTGGGGTTTGTGATGGGGCTAGTGATGGAACAGATGATAATATAGTATTGTTACATGAAAATAGATATAATACAGATGGAGTTTCTCATAATACTGCTACTAATGCAATATATAAAATCACTAATACTAATGAGGCTAAATTTACAGGAGTTGGAGTTAAAGATTCATTTGTTAAAAGACACGAAGAAATTCATATGCACAAAGGAGTCGTTTTAAATAGTGTTTCAAGTTCAGATGGTGCTGGTAATGGATATTCACAAAATGAATGGGAAGCCACTTTTGGAACACATTTAGGAGTTTCTAGTTCTAATGCAAATAAAAAACACAACTTAATTAATCCTGTAAATATAGGTGGAGATTTTGAACTAATAGATTCTGCTGGCACTGACAATGTTCACAGTTCTAAATTACTAGAATTATTTGATGGTATACCAATCATTGATGGAAGTGGGGCTGCTGATGGTAATGCTTTATTTATGCAATATTGGCTACCTATTTTCTTAGATAGGTATTCAATAGAAGACGGAACTCAATTAGTTTCTTCTGGAATGGTTGGTTCTCACATTAAAGCAACGACTAAACACAAGGATAGTGCTACTAGTGAAAGTGAAACTTATGGAATAATAGGACATTCATTGAACACTAATTTCGCAAATGTGGAAACACAAGGGGGAACGGCAATAAGTGGTTCTGATTTAGATAAACTAGCCGATGGAGTATTTTTAGGATTTAAGCCAAGACTAAAATCACCTTCATCTTATTCTTCTACTGCTAAAACAATTGGAAATCAAGATATTTTTAGATATAATATAGCCGCTTCTGGTGAATATTCTTGGCTAAAGTTTGTTAATTTGACAGGAACATATTTAGCAACTGGTGGGTTTTACAATGACTCAACAGGAAGTAGTGCTAGCATATCTGCTGCATTATCCGAAACTTACGGCTTAAATAATAATGCACAAGCAAATATACCTTATGTTATTTCACATGAAATAGACCATAGTAACGGAACAGAAACCCATATTATAGTAACTGACTTACAATTGACAGCAAACGCGTGGTATAGAATATTACAACCTAATCACACTTGCACATATGATTTTAGCCCAAAGGAAATAGAATTGAATACTCTTTCTTCCTCTTACACTAAAATGCCTTATGCTAATGATGTTTATAAGCAAACTAATAATTATGCTTTACATAAAGCAACGGGAGATAGAACTTTACAAGGCAATAATGAGGGTATTCTTTCAATGTATGTTGTCATTGATATTGAAAATGCTTCTGGGCAAAAAAGAAACATCGTTCCAGCCGCAAGTTTAGACGATATGTTAGAAAACAAAAATGGTAATTTTTGCGTAAGTGATGGAAATAATACTTACTCTACTAATTTTTCCTTTGTTAAAAAAGGAGGGAATGTAATAGGGAATACTATTTCATTTGATACTATACAAGAAACTCTCGGAGTAGTTTCTGTTTCCGAAATTACTTCAATTACAGTTGGTGGAGAATCTCCTATTGATACTAATGCTAAAAGGGCTATGATTGGTTCTGTTGTAAGTATTTGTAATGAAACTGAAGATATAATAGAAGAGTTATTTGAAGAACAAAACACTTCTTTTGATATAACAAGAGAGGACTATCCTTTATTTTTAGCACCTAATTTTGATGGGGTGAGTTTGTTTGAAGCAATCAACTTCTTATTGCAAAAGAAAGATAAAACTTTAGTTCAAACAGAAGATACATTCACAATTAAAAACAAAGAGAGTTCTGACTTTTATACTAATCTACTCATTAGTGATAATGGAGACATTAGAATATATGAATACGATTTATTAGATAGCACCTTTGAAGAATACAATGAAATTATAGTTCACGGAAAATCACATAAGTCTAAAAGAAGAGATATGAGAAGCATTAACAAAATAGGTAGAAAATCACTAAAAGTGTTTGAAAGAAAATTAACCACTCAAGAAGAAGTAGATACAAGAGCAAAGGAACTTCTTAGACTACATTCTGGAGATAATACCAAACTTAGAGTAACAGTAGGCCATGCTAATATAAGCCAACTTAAGGTCGGAGATATAGTAGAAGTGGAAATAAAACAAGAAAACATTCCTAGAAACCAATATTTAGTTCTAGAAATAACCCATGCTCTTACAGGTTTAATGGAATTGGAACTAGGAAAATATAATACTCAGATGGAAGATAGATTTTCAGAATTGGCTATTGATATAAACACCGCCCAAACTCAACAAAATGCTAAATCTAATGAATCAAACATCGGTCTTGGGTTCTTAGATTCGATTAAAATTAAACCAATGCGCCTATTAGTTCGTAAAAGAACCACTACTGGCGGAGTTACACTTGGTTTCACGACAGCGTTAAATACCGGAAGCACCCCACTTGGATTTACAAGTGGCGCATCAATCACCTATACTGACTTAGTGGAGGAAGAATTTTGATAACTGACTTATTACGAAACAAACTTGCGGCTTACATTGTTGAATTAATTGATGGAACAAATCAAGGTTCTGCTGATTTAGGATTAGGTGGCAATTCAACAAGTCCTGCCGCAACTGCTTTAGATGTTCCCTTAAATATTACTCCTTCTCAATATGTAGCAACTCGTTCCGATGATAATGTGGTTGAGATAAAACTATCCGTTGAAGGTTCAAACATCACAGGTAAGGTTATTCGAGAAGCAAGTTTTGGCGCAGATGATTCGGGAGATTCTTTTGACGATGCCGCAGCATTTATGTTATCAAGAGTAGCATTTGAAGGAGTTGGCCCGTTTGCAGCAAATGAACAAATAGAAATATTTTTAGTATTAGAGGTGGAATAAAATGGTAGAAAATAACCCGCACAAAATTTCAACAATGGGACAAGGTGGTTCTTTAGCCGGAATTACTGACGCTTCTGATTTTCCTCATACTGGTTTAATCAAAGGTCTTTCTCAAATGGCAAGACAAAACCTAGTAGTTAAGAACAACTCAAATGATTTTGATATTACTCAATCAACGGCTAATGGTGGAACAGTCGCAGTATCAGCAGGAACATACCTTAGAGATGGAAAGAAATATGTTGCTCAATATAAAACAGGAACAACTTCTGCATCATTTACATTTAATGCAAGTGAATTAATTACAACATACGATAAAGGTTATCATCTTGTTGTAGTTGATGAAAATAATTTCATTCTAATAAGAAAACCAACAGCCGCAAATAAAGTTCCCGACTATACTTCGGGAGATACTATTATTGCTATTGTTGAATACTCATCAACTACAAGTAGTGGCGCAAGAAATGTTCAATATTTGACAACAGATAAAACAGAAAACAGTGTAAGTATTGCTTATAAAAACTCTAATGCTTACACTGAAGTAAGTTCAATTACTGGAACTAGTGACGGTTTATTTATTTCCGGCATAGGGAGTGTTACTCCCGCCGCAGATGGTTCAGATAAAGTTATTATTCAAGACGCAAATGCTTCCGATGTAATTAAATCAGTTACAGTTGCTCAAATTAACGCATTAGCACCCCAAGGAGATATTACTGGCGTTGATTTAACCGATGGAACAGGTATTGGTATTGCTTCGGAAGCGAATACTGCTAGTGGAGCATATTCCGCTACTATTAATTTAGATTTGACAGAAATTACCGTAAGTGCTGGTTTGGATAATCCCGCCGCCACTACTCTTAATTTAGATTTAACAGAAGTTATTGCTAATGATGGTGCTAATAGAGTTCTAACTTCCGATGGAGACGGAACATTAACTGCTCAACCAGAATTATTAGTAGTGGAGGGTTTGGTTTCAATAGAAAATGCATTGGCTTTAGGTGCTTCGGGAGTAACGCAATATGATGGAAGCACTTCTTTGCTTGTAGTGGATGCTTCTAGTAATAGTAACACCATTACTCTACCTGCGGCGGTATCTATTGAAAGTAGAGTTATTATAATTAAAAATGTAGATACTTCTAATTTAACAGTAACTACTCAATCCTCGGATAAATTTGAGGATAACCGTGTTGGTGAGGATTATAGACAAACCGATGTAAACAACTTAAAATTAAGACCTCTAGAATCTGTAATGTTATATGCAATAAGTGATTCTTTTTCAGTGGATGGAAGTTCCTTGACTAATGGATATTTAATTATTGATAGAGAATATGAACACCCCAACCATACAGGCGAAGTTACTTCTAGTGCCGATGGTGCTACTGTTATTGCTTCTAATGTTGTTGATGAAGACAACCTTAAAGTTTCTAATACACCAACAAACGGATATTTTCTACAAGCCCAAAGTGGTGCGGCAGGTGGTTTAACTTGGGCGGCTGTTTCTTCAAGTAGTGGTGATATTGAAGGAATTACAACTGCTTCTAATAGTGGTTTGGCGGGTGGTGCTACAACTGGAACACCAAGCCTAAGTTTAGATATAAACAATTTAACTGCTGAAGCAATAGCAAGTGGAGATACAATAGCATTTAATGATAGTGGGGATAATGGCATACATAAAGAGTCAATTGATGACATAGCAACTTTGTTTGCCGGTGATGGTCTTACTGCTTCAAGTGCAGTAATAGCAGTAAATGTAGATGATTCTACCATTGAAACAAATAGCGATACCCTACGGGTTAAAAATAATGGAATTGGAACACAACATATTGCCGATGATTCAGTTGATGGTGATAAATTAACAGATGATATTATTATTGCGGCATCATTGGAAGTAACAGGAACTACTATTTTAAATGATGATGTAGTAGTAGTCCCAACTAAAACCTTTTTCTCTACAAGATTACCAACTGTTACGGTAAGTTCGGGTGCTTTAACCGAGAATACTCATGCAGGTAGATACCTTATATGTGGAGGCAATGTAACATTACCTTCTAGTCCGGCGGCAGGAGTCCATTTTACTATACTAAATACATCGGGCGGA